GGGTATCTATGAGTGTCGTTCATAAAATATCAGAGATTTACAGAGCGCCTATCGCTAACATCTTTGGAGATGAGTATCGGGGTAAGGCTTATTCTATGCAAGCGGAGTATGTGAAGTATCTCTCCCGCGAAGGATTTAACAGGATTGAAATCGCCAAAATAACGGGACGTTCGGCAGGATGGGTGGCGCGGCGATTGGCGTCTA